CTAGCCATCATGCCCTGGAAGACTGCCGTAGACAGATCGACATGTTGCAAGCCACACTCCGACATTTAAACGTAAAGGAACTAAGATGATCATTGGCGTGTGCGGACTTATTGGTGCCGGCAAAGACACCATAGCAGACTATCTTGTAAACATACACCAATTCCGACGTGAAAGTTTTGCCAACACTCTAAAAGATGCGGTAAGCGCAGTGTTTGGGTGGGATCGTGAACTGCTGGAAGGGCGCACACGGCATAGTAGAGAATGGCGCGAACAAGTAGACGCATGGTGGGCAGAACGACTAGGCATGCCAGATCTTACTCCCCGCTGGGTGCTACAATACTGGGGCACAGAAGTAGTGCGACGTGGGTTTCATGATGATACCTGGATCGCCAGCCTAGAAAATCGCCTGCGTAAAACTACCGATGATGTGGTGATTTCAGACTGCAGATTTCCCAATGAAATAGCGGCCATAAAACGTGCTGGGGGTGCAGTGATCAGGGTGCATCGAGGACCAGATCCGGATTGGTATCATCTGGCAACAACGGTGAATTCTGGCCCACACAACATGACCTGGACCACGGCAAAAATAGCCTTGGAACAATACAACATACATGCCAGTGAAACTGCTTGGATTGGCACGGAGTTTGATGCGGTCATAGACAACAATTCTAGCATGGATCATCTTTACCAGCAGGTCAATGATCTAGTTCAAGATCTCCCGGTTGCCAAATAGAATCAGATTTTTTAATTTCAACAGCACAATTTTGACACACTGTTTTTAAGTTTCTTAAACTGCTGTTGTTGAGATTACCGTCCATGTGAAATACCATTAGTTGTATGGCATATTTGGCCCAAAACCCGCAGAGATCACAGCTGGGTTTTTTCTTATAGCCAGCCTGTAGCCAACGAGCTTTTGGAGGTTTGATACGACGACTTTTTTTAATACACGAATCGCAACGACTGCGATAGTGTGTGTTGCCATCTCTTATGTAGTTTACAGCACACAGTCGTTGGTTACAGGCAGTACATTTAGGTCGATGCATGTTGTATTTACATCAAAACCTTTGCAAAGGGCTATTACCGACCATTCTTTTTGTCAATACCGATAAATATCTTTAATTAATAAAAAGGAATTTGACATGGCCTTACTATCACCTGGTGTACAAGTCAGTGTAATTGATCAAAGCAACTACACACCCGCTGCTGCCAGCTCGGTACCATTTATTTTGTTAGCCACCGCAGAGAACAAAATCTCAGGTGCGGGCACTGGAATTGCTCCTGGTACTTTGGCTGCCAATGCCAACAAACTTTATCTAATGACCAGCCAACGAGATTTGTTATCTACGTTTGGTGTTCCATTCTTCTACAATACCACAGCTGGTACACCTATCAATGGCTACGAACTCAATGAATATGGGTTGTTGGCCGCCTATTCAGCCCTGGGTGTAACCAATATTGCCTACGTCATGCGAGCCGACATTGATCTGGCAGCTCTTACCGCCACACTAAATCGTCCGGTAGGTGCTCCTGTCAACGGTACCTATTGGTTTGACACCACTAACAGTGTGTTTGGTATCAATGAATGGAATCAGACCACTTCTGCATTTACCAAAAAAACTCCCACAGTGATCACCGACACTGTATTTTTAGAACCTTCAAGCACAGTGCCTTTGCAGAGTTTTGGCTCCATTGGAGATTATGCTGTCACAGCCACCAACATCTTTAATCCAGGTTATTACAAGCGCGGTGGACCTACCACGGCACAGGCACCAGGATGGTTGCAAGACGGCGCCAGCGCCAGTGACTTGTACAACACCTGGGTTTTGATCGGCAGTGACGAATGGAAAACAGCCTGGCCCACGCTACAAGGCACTTTGGCTCCTAGCAGTCTCACAGTTGGCAACAGTTTTGCCATCAACGATGTCACAATCACAGTGGCCGCCAGTCCAAACAACACAGTTTTATACACAGCTGGCCTGATCAATGCGGCTCTCAACAATGACGGTGTATATGCTGCCAACATAGGTGGAAAATTAACACTGTTTGCCGACAGTTCTGCCACCAACGACGGAAGCACAGAAGGTCAAGGTGTCATAGCCATCAACAACATTTCTGGCACTCCGCTAGCCACATTAGGCATCACTGCCGGTGAATATGCAGCACCTGCATATTTTTCTGGAGCCAACTATCAGGCTCCAAGATGGCGCTCAACTGATACACAGCCCGAGCCCACAGGCAGCGTGTTTCAGCAAACAAATGCTGTAAATCAAGGCATGTTTATTTCGATGAAAAGATATAATGCCACCCTGGGCACGTTTGTGTTACAGAATTCTACAGTTTATTCTGGCGATGCGGCTGCGATCTATGGCCTGGATCCTGTAAACGGTGGACAAAGTATTCCTGCAGGCACCACCTATACGCAAATTGATCCCACAGAAGATTACACATCTGGATTTCGAATTCTTGAAAGACTGGCCACAGGGCCCACAGTCATCACTGGAAATGTTGTAGATCCAGTTTTTACCATTGGTGATGCATTCTATTTAAGTGTTACTGAACCTGGAACAAGTGAATTTTTGACTCCCGTGCTGGTAACAATCACCAGTGGTTTAGGAACGGATGCTGCAGGATTCTGTGCAGCAGTCAGTGCGGCCAATGAGGAAAATGTGTCGTGCAGCGTTAACAGCGCAGGTCAAATAGTGTTTACACATGCCACTGGCGGAACCATCGCAACGATACCTCAAACAGGGGATCCAATGACTGATGCAGGATTTACAACAAGTGTAACCGGAGTACGCACACGTTATTCCTATCCAGGTCAATTCCAGGGTGGACTGATACTTTCTAATTGGGTGACCTCACCTACCTTTACTTACACAGCTTCTGACAGCCAACCAAATCTTGATCCAGCCAACGGCACTTACTGGTACTACAGTGATGCCACCACCGTGGACATCATGATACAAAACAACGGTACCTGGAATGGTTATCAGAATGTGACCAATGATGTGCGTGGTTTCAACCTTAGCAATACCAATGCGTCAGGTCCTATATTTTCAACCACGGCGCCTACCACGCAGACCGATGAATCAGAAAGTCCTCTAGTGTATGGTGATTTGTGGATCAACACTGCAGATTTAGAAAACTATCCACAGATCAGTCGCTGGGAAAATGTGGACGGAGAAGATCAGTGGGTACAGATCAGCAATGCTGATCAGACCACAATCAATGGTGTGCTGTTTGCCGACGCACGCTGGGCTCCTAATGGTACCACAAATCCCATCACAGATCCTATTCCACCAATTGCCACTGGCTCAACACCCTTGATCACCAGCAATTATTTGGATCTTGATGCTCCTGATCCAGAACTATATCCAGAAGGAATTTTGCTGTTCAACACACGCAGAAGTGGCTTCAACGTTAAATCATTTGCAGTTAACTATTTTAATTCGCAAGATTATCCTGCTCCGTTGGTCCTGCCCAGCGAAACCAATGCATGGGTAACAGCCAGTGGTCTGCGTGCTGATGGTAGCCCTAACATGGGTCGCCAGGCACAACGTAATTTGATTGTGCAAGCTCTGCGAGTGGCCATTGATACCAGCACACAATTGCGTGAACAACAGGCACAGTACAATCTAATAGTATGTACTCAGTATCCAGAGTTGGCACCCAACATGGAAGTGCTCAACAATGATCGTGGACAGACTTCATTCAGCGTGGTTGACACTCCGTTGCGTTTAACACCTGACGAAATTGTGACTTGGGCAACCAACAACAATGGGCTTGGGTTGGTCACTGGTGATGGCAACTTGTCAGCAGGCGACGCTTACGCAGCCGCATTCTACCCCAGTTGTACTACAACTGACCTAACAGGCAACGTGGTAGTCACAGCACCAAGTCACATGATGTTGCGTACCATTATCCGCAGTGATAGTGTGGCTTACCCATGGTTTGCACCAGCCGGCTTGCGTCGTGGTGTGGTAGACAATGCGTTGCAGATTGGTTATTTGGATGCGGCCACAGGTGAATTCCAACCCTTGGGTGTAAATCAAGGTCTGCGTGATGTGTTGTACAGCAACAATGTCAATCCTATCACATTTATACCCGGCACTGGTATTACTAATTTTGGTAATCACACCTTGCAGGGCACAGCCACAGCACTGGATCGTATCAATGTGGCACGTTTGGTGGCATTCATACGTGGACGTTTGGAAATTATTGGTAACCAATACCTGTTTGAACCCAACGATACGATCACTCGTTCGGCCATTGCCAATCAAATCACATCACTCATGATTGACCTGGTCAACAAGCGTGGCTTATATGATTACCTGGTTGTTTGCGACCTAACCAACAATACGCCAGCAACCATTGATCGTAACGAATTGTATGTGGACATAGCCATCGAGCCAGTCAAGGCCGTGGAGTTTATCTACATCCCAATGCGTATTCAGAACACAGGAACCATTGCAGCACAGGCATCAGCGTAATTGAAACCAGGCAAATTCTCCCAAAAATTTGCCTGGACTGCACGCCATAAATAAACGTATATTAGGAGAACAAACAAATGGCAACAGCATCACTAACCAAACTAACAGTACCGTTGGCCAGCGATCAAAGCAACTCGGCGCAGGGCCTGCTGATGCCAAAACTCAAGTATCGCTTTCGCGTTACTTTTTTAGGATTGGGCGTAACACAACCCACAACAGAACTGACCAAACAGGTCATGGATTTTTCACGTCCCCAGGTCACATTTGACAACATCGATCTGCCCATCTACAACAGCACAATCCGTTTGGCAGGCAAGCATACCTGGACAGATATCACTTGTCAACTACGCGATGATGCCGGTGGCAATGTCAGTCGTTTGGTTGGTGAACAACTTCAAAAACAATTGGATTTCTTAGAACAAAGCAGTGCTGCTTCGGGCATTGACTACAAGTTTACCACGGTGTTTGAAGTGTTGGATGGTGGCAATGGTGTCAATACTCCTATTGCTCTTGAAACCTGGAGCATTCTAGGATGCTATCTGCAAGGAGTCAACTACAATGACGCCAATTACGGCACAGGCACCGAACCAATGACAGTGACCATGACCATACGCTACGACAATGCTTTACAAACCACTACTGGTGCAGACGTTGGGGTTGGCGCCAGCATACCGTTGACAGTCAACAACGTAGCCACAGGCTAACGGTCTATGGCATTTGGCCAAGACAATCTACAGCCTTTTCCACCTGATCAAGGTCTGCGTGATTACACACACGCCAGCAAGATTTTTCGATCAGCTGGATATGACCTGGCTCCTCGCAACAAATTTTTATTTCATGTTTATTTCAATTTAAACACCAACATACCTGCAGTGGCCAATCTGACTTCAGGTGGCAAAGGTAGCACAATTGGACTCATGGTCAAAACCGCACAGTTACCCAGCTATCAAATTGATGTAGATACAATGAATCAGTACAATAGAAAAAGACTGATCCAGAAAAAAATAAATTATAATCCAGCACAAATTATATTCAACGATGACAACAGTGACTTGATACGCAACATGTGGTATCAATATTATCAATACTACTACAGTGATCCGGTCTACAAGTATGGCAACACACCCAACCAAAGTGGAGTGTTGGGACAACTGCAGATTCCAGAAGTTTTTGGTGGTGCCAGTTACACAGCCAATGACATCTATTCTCCCAGCCGAGGTATACAAAAATGGGGCCTCAACGGACAAGGTTATGCCAATCCTTCATTGCAGAGTTTGGCCACATCGTTGCTCACAGGGCCTGCCAGTGGACAAGAACCCTTCTTTCGCGACATCACCATATATGGCATGAGCCAAAAGACCTATGCACAGTATACCATGATAAATCCCTTGATAACTGAATGGACTCATGACACCTATGACTATGGTCAAGGCAACGGCATCATGACACACACCATGACCATACGTTATGAAAATGTCAAATACTATTCTGGTGCTGTGGGCGGAGCTCAACCCAGCGAGCCGGTCACAGGATTTGCTCGAGATGGGCAGTATGATATTGTGCCTAGCCCCATCGCCACACCCGGAAGCACAGCCACGGTGGAAAATCAGGGAACCATACGACCCAGTCCCATTGGCAACAAACAAGACCTACAGGCCTTGGCCCAAGGGCAGAATACTTTACAAAATATTATTGGCGCGGTAGGACAGGGTCTGGTACCAACAGCAGCATCATTCCTGTCAGGACAATTGGCAGGCTCTGGAGCCTACACTCAACAGATACTGCAAAATCTTGCGCCAGCTCTGGCCGGTGGCACACCATCAGCAGCACAACAAGGGCCGTTTTTTCCTCTGGGACCAAAAATCAATACCAACACATCACCGGTCGCACCAGTGGAACAACCAGGATTTGATCCTTATGACCAGGCAGGATATTGATCATGTCGTCAGTAAACGTAGTCAACAACAAGATTGACAAAACAGTACAGATATTTGATCGGTTCTACGGTTATCAACAACAAGTGCCGGTGGATGCGTATGATGCAGTGTTGAGCTATTTTAAATCGGTCTTTGAATCAGCCGAAGCTGCTGGCAATTTTACAGTGTCGGTGTTTCGTGTCAGTCAGGCTACCAAAATTCCCGTGATGAACTTGCTACAACAATTCCAAGGACAGTCCGCTCCAGAAATCACTGTGACGTTGGCCTATTACCTGAATGGAATCAGGAGCAGAAGCACTTTATTGGGTGTCAACGTGCCCACACAGAGCAACTACTATGTGGCCAGAAACGTCAGGACCTAGCCATGGCCAACTTTAGGCAGGGCGTCTATACCGTAAGGAATCCTGGCAAGTATGTGGGCAAAGGTACACCCAGATACCGAAGTGGCTGGGAGCTTACTTTCATGATGTTTCTCGACAGCAACGACAACATCGTACAATGGGCATCAGAAAGTATCAGCATACCCTATCGTAATCCCATCACCGGAAAACAAAGCATGTATGTGCCAGATTTTTTTGTGACTTATCGTGGACGTGACAATACCACACGTGCTGAACTCATTGAAATCAAGCCCAAAAAACAAAGCCTGATCGAAAGCAAGATGAGCGACAGAGATCGTGCCATAGTGGCAGTGAACTATGCCAAATGGGCGAGCGCCCAAAAATGGTGTCAAAGAAATGGCCTTACATTCAGGGTCATCAACGAAGACCAAATATTCCATCAAGGCAGTAAACGCACCGGTAAATAGGTGTATGACCCGAAAACTGGAATCC